AAACAATTATTAGAGGAGTGATCTTATGGCCGTCAAGTCAAAAATTGGAGCAAATGGAGTTTTTATTAGTGGAAAACCAAAATTAACTCGTCAGGGATGCGGAAAGAACACAAAATATGCGGCAACGTCGCGTAACTCGTCTCGCAAGAAGTATAGGGGGCAAGGAAAGGGCTAAATGATACTAGATTCTCACGAAGAGTGGAATTCTATACATCATGAAGATCTTTGGGTTTATAATAAGTTATTTTTAAGTCAACGTTTGGGGCATCTCTGTGGACCTACAGGGGTGCCTGTTTTATGTTCTGGACATTATATTGTTCGACCAAGTATTAATCTTCTTGGAATGGGTCGTTTTTCTCGGATTGAATGGATTGAGAATTCGACGGATCATTTTCATCCTGCAGAATTTTGGTGTGAGATCTTTCAAGGACCTCATATCAGTGTTGATTTTCAGAATCAGATTTCAAAATTAGTTGTTTTAGGTGAAAGAGATTCTTCTGATTCACTTTATCGATGGAAAAAGTGGACTCAAATAAATGAGGAGATTGAATTTCCTTCAATTTTATCAGATCTATCTGGTGATTATGAATGGATTAACTGTGAGTTTATTGGAAATCATCTGATTGAGGTGCATTTTCGACAAAATCCTGATTTTCGATTTGGAAATTCCGTTGCAATACCCGTCTGGAATGATGAAAAGGTCAAAAATCATGAGAATTTAACTTTCGTAAGTGATGAGGATTATCATCGAAAAGGATTTTATATTGATTTGTAGATAAATACACAAAGATCAAGGTCGATAAATGGCAGTCAAGAGGATTTCACAAGCATTTAAGGACATTTCACTGTCTTTTGAGCCTCATCCTGTCACAAAAGATCTTCCAATTCTCAAAAATGAGAGAGCGATTCAAAGAGCCGTTCGTAATTTAGTTGAAACTCAGTTTAATGAGAGGTTTTTTCGACCAGATTTAGGTTCTTCAGTGGGTGATTTACTCTTTGAATTTGTAGATTATGGTAGTTCAGGTCAAATTCGACAAGAAATTCGGAATGTAGTCGAACAATATGAACCTAGAGTCGATAATGTCAGTGTGAATGTGAAACCAAATCCTGATTTAAATGAATTTGAGTGTGTTGTGGCATATAATATTGTCGGTTTATCCGTTCCAACTCAAGAATTTACGTTTATCTTAGAGGCAACACGATAATGCCATTTACAAAATATGCAAATCTGGACTTTGACCAGATTAAAGAGCAAATCAAGGACTATTTAAGAGCAAATTCTGACTTTACGGACTTTGATTTTGAAGGATCGAACTTTTCTGTCCTGATTGATGCTCTTGCATACAATACTTACATCACTGCGTTTAATGCGAACATGGTGGTGAATGAATCTTTTATTGAATCTGCCTCATTAAGAGAGAATGTTGTCTCTTTAGCAAGAAATATTGGGTATATTCCTCGTTCAAGAACTGCCGCAAAGTCAACAATTACATTTTCTGTCCGATTTAATGGTGAAAGTCCCACTTTGACTCTTAAGGCTGGTCTTGTTTGTGTAGGATCCACAAGAAATAGTAGTTTTGTCTTTTCAATTCCAGAAGATATTACGACAATAGCACCTTTAGATAATCCTCTAGACGGTTTAGTCGGAGATCGAACAGCGACGTTCTCCAATATTGAGGTTTATCAAGGTTCTTATGCTACAAAGAAGTTTAATGTTGATCAATCACTAGATCAGAGATTTATTATTGATAATTCCTTTGTAGACACATCAACATTAATTGTCAGAATCAAGGGCCCTACAGATCCTACAGCAGGAAAGGAGTATGTAAGGTCTGATAATATCATTTCGATTAATGAAAACTCAGAAGTTTACTTTATTCAAGAAGTCAAGGATGAAAAGTATGAATTATTGTTCGGTGATGGAATTCTTGGTAAGAAGTTAGAAACTGGAAGTCAAATTGTTGCGACATATATCATTACTGATGGAATTGTAGGTAATGGTGTTACCAATTTCAGTTTTTCTGGTCTCTTAAAAGGTTCTTCAGACGAAACAATCTCACCATTAACTACTATTTCGATTACAACCAACTCTAAGGCGCAGGGAGGCGCCGAGATTGAGTCTTTACAGTCCATCAAGTACTTTGCCCCCGGAACATACTCATCGCAGTTCAGGGCGGTTACGGCTAGCGATTACGAAACAATCGTCAAACTTATCTATCCTGATGCAGAATCTGTCTCTGTTGTTGGTGGAGAGGAATTAACGCCTCCTAGATTTGGTGAAGTTGAAATTAGCATCAAACCAAAGAATGATTTCTTTGTTTCTGACTTCAATAAGCAACTGATTCTTAACCGACTCAAGAATTACTCTTTGGCTGGAATCAAACAGACCATTGTTGATCTTGAGATTCTTTCCATTGAACTTGATTGCTTTGTTTATTACAATAGCAGTAAGGTTACAAGTGTTGAAGACCTCAAGAGTTCTGTGACTAACACTCTTGCAGAATTTTCACAATCAACAGATCTGAATAATTTTGGTGGAAGGTTTAAGTATAGTAAACTACTGAATATTATTGACTCAACAAGTGATGCAATTACATCAAATATTACAAAGGTTAAGATCAGAAGAGATTTAAAGACTGTTTTGAATCAACCAACACAATATGAACTTTGTTTTGGAAATAAGTTCCATGTAGTTTCAAGTGGAAGAAATATTAAGTCTACTTATTTCAATGTGAGTGGAATATCAGGAAACTTGTATATGACTGATACTCCAAATTCAGATCTTTTGACCGGAATTATTTCATTTATCAGAATTACTACAAGTGGAACACCACAAGTCGTAGTTCAAAATGCAGGTACAGTCAATTATCAGACTGGAGAGATCATTCTATTTACAACTAATATTACAAATACTGAAATTCCATCTGGAATTGTTGAAGTTCAAGCATTTCCAGAAAGTAATGATGTCATTGGACTCACAAATTTGTTTGTTGAATTGACTATCGACAAAAGCACTATAAATATGGTGAAAGACACTATCAGCTCTGGTGAGCAGGTATCGGGAGTTGGATTCCCAGTTACTTCAAGTTACTCAAACGGACAACTAACAAGGTAAAATGATTGAGACAGGAATTGATACAAGAGTTAAGATTAACCAACTCATCCAGGGTCAATTACCATCTTATGTTCAAAGTGAAAACCCAAAAACAATTGATTTTCTAAAGCAGTATTATCTGTCTCAGGATTCTCAGGGATCCCCTGCGGATATTATTGATAATTTAGATCAATACTTAAAGTTTGACTATCTAACTCCCGAAGTTATTAGTGGAATTACCACTTTAACAACAAATGTTTCTGTTGATGATTCTACAGTTTTTGTAGATTCTACAAAAGGGTATCCAAATAGTGATGGCCTTTTTCAAGTCGGAAATGAAATCGTATATTATACTGGAATTACAACAAATAGTTTTACTGGATGTGTTAGAGGGTTCAGTGGCATCACTGGATATTCCTCTGGGGAAATTGTATTCAGTTCAACTTCTGCAGAGTCTCATGAATCTGGCGATACTGTCAAGAATTTAAGTGTTGTCTTTTTACGTGAGTTTTTTAGAAATTTAAAAGTCTTATTTGCACCTGGATTTGAAGATGAGTCTTTTGTTGAAGATCTAAACGTCAATAACTTTGTCAAAGGACTTAGATCTTTTTATAAATCAAAAGGAACAGAAGATTCTTTCAATATTCTTACTTCTGCATTATTCGGTCAAAACTCAACGATTAGAAATCAGTCACAATTCCTCATTGAACCTTCTGAAGCAGAATTTAAAAACAGACTATTACTAGTTGCAGAAAAAGTAAGTGGTGGAGATCCAATTAAACTCTCTGGACAAACTTTATATCAAGATACAAATTCAAATAATTCAGAAATTGGAGGAGCTTCTGCACCGATTTCTGAAGTTGAGTTTATTGTTAGAGGTGGGAAAGAATATTATAACATCTATCTATTCAAAAGATTTTCAGATCCTGCTCCAGGATTTGAAGGAACATTTTCAATAACTCCCAGCACCAAATGTATTGGTGGGGCATCTGTAGGATCTGATGTAATTACTGTTGATACTACTATTGGTTTCCCAAATAGTGGGCTCATTGTCTCTGGAAATAATGTTATTACATATACTGATAAATCAATCACTCAATTTTTAAATTGCTCTGGAATTGATGAACCCATTAATTCTGGGGATGATGTTAGGACAAATGATGTTGCTTATGGTTTTTCAAATGATGATGGTACAAAAGTTGAACTTAGACTGACTGGGATTATTAATGAATTTCAAAAGGGTGGTAATATTTACTACTCTGATATTGGTGAGGTTTTTGAAACAAAGACTGTTGGTAAAAAAATCATAAATCCATCACAAAATAAAACCATTGAGCAAATTACCTTCAACTCTTGGGTCTATAATACAGCTTCAAGAATTAAGATTTCCAATTTTTCTGGATCTACATTTGTTTTAGAAGTTGATATTGATAAGTCGTATCTCCGTGATAATGATATTGTTGAAGTTATAAATCGTGCAAATGATCAAGTTGTTGTTTCAGAAGCAACAGTAACTGTATCAGGTGTCAATGAAGTTATTTTGTCTGGATCTGGAATTGGTACTTTGGTTCCAAATATTGGATATGATATTAGAAGAAAGATTAGAAAAGCGACCAGTTCTGGTATTGAATTGGAGTATGGAAACAATAAACTTTCATCCAACATTCTAAACACTTATATCACAGAAGATAATCAGCAAATTTATGTTGCTTCAAATTCTCTACCATCTTATGAAATAGATATTGAAACTATTAAATCATCAATTCCACAAGCTACAATATCTTCAGGTGCTATTCAGGATCAGAATCTACTCACTGGAAACTATAATATAATTTCATTCCCAGCAAATGTTCCATTCATTACAGGCGATGAAGTTGTATATGTTGGTGGAACTTCTACAACTCCAATTCAGGGACTTGAATTTGGAAGAAGTTATTATGTTGAAGTTTTAACTCCAGCAAACAGAGTTAAACTTTATGTTGCAAGATCCTTTATTGAAGTTGCTGATAATATTGAAATCAATGTTCCGCTTGATAATGATCTTGGTAGCCATGACTTCATTCTAGCACAGCAATACAATAAAAAGATTTCTCCACAAAAACTACTCAAAAGATTTGATCTAGTAAAATCCTTTGATACTGGCAATCAAATTCAAACCATTCCTGGTGCAATCGGAATGTTGGTAAATGGAGTTGAGATTTCTAATTATAAGATTGATGATAAAATTTACTTCGGCCCATTAAAGAGTGTTACCGTAATTAATGGTGGAGATGGATATGATGTAATCAATCCTCCAAAAATAAGTATTTCAAATCCAAGTTCTGGAGGTTCTGTAGCTCTTGCAAATGCTGCTGTAAGAGGGGAACTTAAAGATATTTTAATTGATCCCCAGGACTTTGGTATTAATAATATTAGCGAAATTTCTGTTACTGGTGGAAATGGTTCTGGAGCAGAAGTTGAACCAATTCTCACAGATGTCTTTAGAGAGGTTGGATTTAGTGGAAAATACTTTACTGATGGTGGTGGGGTTTCTGTTTATGAAGACAAAATCATCACAATAAACAATCATAACTTTAAAAATGGTGAACCAGTAGTTTATAATCCAAATGGAAACCCATCAATTCCAATTACTGGATTTGGACTAACAAATATTACTGGCAATTTCTTAGAAACGGGTGGAGTTTACTATACTGAAATTCTGTCTCCAACATCATTTAGAATTTATGATACTATTTCTGATTTCAATGGTGGTATTAACACAATTGGATTTAGCACTGGAAGCACCAGTGGTGGTCTTCATATTTTCAGACTAAGAGATTCAACCAAACAGTTAACTGGGGTCAATATTATTAATTCTGGTTCTGGGTATGAAAATAGGGAAGTTGCAATTAAAACTACAGGAATTTCAACAGTTTCAAACTCTTTAACATTTACCAATCATGGATACAATACTGGTGAACTTGTAACATACTCAACTACAGGTGCAGCTATAACTGGTCTAACCACCTCAAATCAATATTACGTCACCAAAATTGATGACAATAGTTTTAGACTATCAGATGCTGGAATTGCTGGAACTGATAAAACAAACTTTGATAGAGGATTAACTCAAAAATTTAGTGGAATTGGAACTGGACTTCATATTTTCAACTATCCAGAAATTCAAGTCAATGTTGTTGCATCAATTGCAAATACTGTTGGTGTCATTACAGCAACTCCAATTGTAACTGGTCAAATCGTAGATTCCTTATTATATGAAAAGGGATCTTCTTATGGTACTAAAATTTTAAATTTTGAAAAGAGACCAATTATTCAAGTTCTGACTGGAAGTGGTGCAGAATTTAGACCAATTATCCAAAGTGGTAAAATTGTCAGTATTTTAGTGACTGATGGTGGATCAAATTATTTCTCTCCTCCAGATATTGTAATTAGTAGTTTATCTGGAAATGGTGCTTCTGCAAGATGTATTATTGATGATCAAGGAAATGTCACTAAGGTAATAGTTCTTAAACAAGGTAGGAATTATTCCTTTGATGACACTTTTGTGAATGCGATTTCAAGAGGTTCTGGAGCATTCTTAAACACAAGAATCAGAGACTTAACAATCAACAATAGATCTAGATTTAAACAGTATAATGGAGAAACTGTTTTAGATCGTGGTGAGAATGGATTGGAATTTTCTGTTATTGGATATAATGAAAATTTAGCAACCGTTCTTCAAGATACAAATCCTAATGCACACTCACCTCTCATTGGTTGGGCTTATGATGGAAATCCAATTTATGGTTCCTATGGTTATGAAGATTCTACAGACTCAACTTCAGGAATCAAACTAATTGAATCTGGATATGAGATTGATATTTCTCAAGTTGAAAACAGACCATCTGGATTCGATTCTGGTATTTTTGTAGAGGATTATGCATTTAAAGCATCTGGTGATCTTGATGTTCATAATGGAAGATTTACAAAAACTCCTGAATTTCCAAATGGTGTTTATGCATATTTTGCAACTTTAGTAAATGATCCCTTAACTGGAGATCCGGTATCCAGTTTCCCATACTTTATTGGTAATACATATAGATCTGATGTAGTTGAGGTCAATCTTGCTGGTGCATCCTTCTCAATTACTCAAGACTTTGACTTTAATAACTCAAACTTAATTAGAAACACTTATCCATACATTGTCAATGATGATGGTGCAGATTATGATTTCTTTGTTGAGCCATATAAAATTGATCAACAAAGAGTTGTCGTAGCATCCAAAGGTAATGGTGGAGTCGATGGCGTTGATGTTGTTGAACCTGGAGATGGATATAAGATTGGTGATGATGTTGTTTTTGAAATTGAACAGTTTGGCGGTGGAGCTGGTGCAGAGGTATCAGAACTCATTGGAAATAATGTAAATAACATCACAAATGAATTTCTCTCATATGAGAACTTTGTTTTTGAAAGAATTAATTCTACACAGATTGCTGGTTATATTTCTACCTATCATGATCTTGAAGGTGGAAATGTTGTTAATATCAGTGGACTTTCCACATTTATATCTGGGTTGACTGGAAATAAGAGAATTGGTGTTCAAATTGATGACTTTAGAATGCTGGATAACATGCCAGCAGAACCAGTTGGTGGGATAGTCACTGATATTGCGGTAACTCCAATTCCAGAATATCTTAGACCAAATACATTAATTCAGATCAATGATGAAGATCTAACAATTTTAAATGTATTCAAACCAAGAAATATCTCTAGTAGATTTAATGGAATCATTCGTGCATTAAGAGGAACTTCTGGAAGTGGCCATACTGTTGGATCTGCAATAACTGCAAAACCAAACTCAATTATTATCGATTTTCCTGGTGAGAATTTTAATTCTAAGGTTAATGATCTTTTCTACTTTGATCCCAATGAAGTTATTGGATTTGGCACTGAAGTTGGTATTTCAACTCTCAGAGATTATTCTCTTGATGGAATCGTAACAAGTAGAAGTATACCAACCAAATCAATTTACATTGAGAATCATCCATTTAAAAATAATCAAAGAGCTTTCTTCGTAAAACCATCTGGAAGAAATCCTGTATCAGTATCAACAGTTGGTGGCGGTGTAACATTTGATTTGCCAGAATCTGGCGATAGTCAAATTGTATATCTGACCAATGTTGGTAAGAACTTAATTGGAATTAAAACTACTCTGAATTCTTCAGAATTATTCTTTAATGATATCGATTCTCCTGACTATCAATATTATATTGAATCTGATAATCCACAGATTTATGGAAATATTAAGAGATTATCATCCAGAGTTTCAACATCATCAACTCATGGATTGCAGGTAGGAGATTCCATAACATTTACCGCTAAGCCAAATCTATCTGTTGGAATTGGAACGTCTGCAAATATTAAAGTCCTATTTGAAGAGATTATTCAAAATGTTATTGTAAATCCCATTGGATTTACTTCATCATCTATTGGATTATCAAGTTCAAAGATATTTGTCGATAATCATGGATTTGTAACTGGAGATTTAGTATTCTATAATGCATCAGAACTTCCTGGAGGAATTGAGACTGGAAAATACTTTGTTTATTCTGGCGATGAAAATAGTTTCTCTTTGGCAGAAACTATTAGTGATATTTCTGGTGACGAGTTAAATCTAGTTTCATTCACCTCTATTGGTGGCACATCTCATACAATTGCAAAGGTTAATCCACAAATTGAAGTTATCAGAAATAATGACATAGTTTTTGACATATCTGATGAATCTTTATCTGGATATGATTTTAAGATTTATTATGATCAACAGTACAGGAATAGATTAGTTGGTACTGGAAGATCAAATATTTTTGAAGTTGTTCAAGAAGGCACAACTGGAATTGGTACTACAACTGCGACTTTAACTATAAAATTCAATGAATTTTTACCTGAGCAACTTTACTACAATATTGAAAATAAATCAAACAATACTACAGTTGAACCAGACTTTTCATTACAAAACTATTCTAGAATACTTTATGTTGATAGCGTCTTCTCTGGCAAAACTAATGTCATTGGAGTTGGATCAACATCATTCCTGATTACTTTAAATATCATACCCGAAAAAGATTCTTATCTCTCATCAGAGTGTGATGATCTATCATATGTTACAAATTCTGAAACTGCTCTTGGTGGAATTTCAAAAATTAGAATGCTGTCCAAAGGAAATGGATATGATCAACTTCCAGGCATTTCTACAATTACAACTGAATTTGGTAAAGATTCTCAAGTTATCGCAAGATCGAATCAAATCGGTGTATTAAAAACTGTTGAAGTTAAAAAATCTGGTTTTGATTTTTCTGTCGATAAAACTCTAAAACCAATAGCAGATATTCCAACATATTATACAATTAAAAACTCCAAAAAAGTATCTTCTGTAATACCCATTTTTGGTGGAAGAAATTTTGTTACACCGCCAGAATTAGTTCTAGTTAACTCCATTACAAAAGAAGAGATTGAAGACGCTGAGCTAATTCCTGTAATGGGAAGTGGAGCTATTGAATCTGTTGAAGTAATATCACCTTCTTCAGGTCTTTCTGGTGTTGGTCATAGTGTTTATTCGTTGACTAACAGTAATGGAATTAATATAATTTCTGCTGATAGTGTGAATACTGGAATCATGACTCTAACTGTCGTGACTCCAGCTTTAGGATTCTCAACAAATCCACTAAATCCTGGTGATCAGGTTTTTGTTGATGGTATTGGGAAGTATGGTGATGATGGTGATGGATTTAATTCCAGAGATTATGGATTTATTTTCTTTTCAGTTCAAAGCTTTAATGGTGGAGTAGTTCCATCCACAGTAACGATTGATTTGAGTGGTATCAGCACAAATCCTGGAATTGCAGCAACCTCTGTTAATTTTGGAACTATCATCAAAAAAGAAAATTATCCAACATTTACAGTAAATCTTGAAGACAGTAAGTTTACCATCAATGAAACACTTCTTGTCAGAAGAGGAGTAAACATCGTTAGAACAGATCTTAAAGTAACAAAGTCGGATGGATTCATTCTTAAGACTTTGGGTGAATATGAATTAGTAGTTGGGGATGTAGTTACTGGAGAGCTGTCTGGATCTAAGGCTACAATTGAATCAATCGAAAGATTCAGTGGATCATATAATGTTAGTTATGGTTCTGAACAAAACTTTGGATGGTCAAACAATAAAGGATTCTTAAATGAGGATTCTCAAGTAATTCCAGATAATGATTACTATCAAAAACTTGCATATTCCATCAAGAGTCCAATTGAATTTGAAGATCTTATTGATCCAGTAAACAGACTCACTCATATTTCAGGAACAAAGAACTTTGCAGATACTGAAGTCAAATCATCTGGTATTGCAATTACAAATTATGTTGAACCAGGGGGACAAACATTAATTATTGATATATTTAATGAATCAGATGTTACTACAATTAATAACTTTGACTTTGCAGTTGATACTAATGTTGTAACCAATTCACCACAAGCTACCAACTCTATCAAATTTGGCAATAAGAGACTTACAAACTATATTGAATGTAGGACAAATAGGGTATTGGCTATTGATGATATTAGTTCTGAATTTATTGATTCTGAAAACACAGTTGCTGGTTATAAGGACATTATTTCCTACCCAGCAGGAACTGGACTATCTAGATTCATTGTTCTCGTAACGGATGTTATAGATATAACTTCTTATGAAGTTCATGAAGTTGTAATTCTTCCTGATGGGAGTCAAAACTCATTTATACTTGAAAAGTCTAGAATCAAATCAAATCCATTTATTGAAGTTTTTGATGATTTGGAAAAAGAAACTCTTGGTGAAATATCCTCAGTTTATAATGATGTTGAAGGGACATTAAATCTAAGATTTACACCATCAAACCCACAAAAAACTTACGATATTAAAGCATTCCGTCAACTTTTTGATTCTAGAACCACTGGAATTGGTTCTGTAACAATTGGTGATACTGAACTCTTTGGATCAACATTGACTTTAGGTGCTGGATCCACTTCAAGTTTAGTTGGTGTTGGAATTTCATTCTATAATTCACTTTTTGCATACGTTGAAATTACAGATCTTGTAACGTCTGAAAGAGATTATGCAGAACTATCAATTCTTCATGATGGCGAAAATGCGTATCTTGGAGAATATGGGTTCAATACTACAGATAGACTTCTTTCATTCAACCCAATTGGCACTTTTGGTGTTAGTATTGATTCAAATGTCTTGCATTTAAACTATTCAAATAATTCTTCCAACAGTATTCGTGCAAAAGGAAGTATTGTTGGATTTAAAACAACAAATGTTGGGTTGAGATCTACATTCTTTAAATTAGAAACTCAGTTAGATGGTTCTGAAAGAACAGCTAGAGTTGAATCTAATGTCATTGAGGAAACAATAACTGGATTAGGAATTACTGTAGTTGGAATTACCTCATTAACTGATCGCTTATCAAAATCAGTTATAAGAGTGTCCTCTGGAAATACACAATCAATGAGTCAAGTTCTTATGACTCAAGATCATATTCAAGAACAAAGTTTTATTGTTGAATATCCACAACTTGGAATAAACACAGCTACTGGATTGGGAACCTTTACATCCCAATATAATGGAAGATTTGTAGAGGTTATCTTTAATCCCGACAGCAAATATATTGGAGATGAGATTAGAATTGAAGAGTTTAGTGAAATTGTTTATTCTGATCAAGACACAAACATTTTACAGATTCCTCCATTTGGATATGGAACAGTCATTGAAGAGGTAATTCAAAACAGATACACTCCAAGTAATAGAACTTCTTTTGAACTTACTTATGAAGGATTCCCAATTTTTGCAAGAAGATTTAATCCACAAAATCCAACGGTTTTTGATACTACTACTGGAAATATCTTTATTGAAAGTCATTTCTTGAATACTGGTCAAGATATTGTTTATTCACCAGGATCTACGATTATTGGTGTTAATTCTGAATCGATTGGTATCGGAACAACTATATCTGGTGGAGATAGTGTTGTTGGAGATATTCGACAAAACTCTACATTAGTTTCTGCAGCAAGCACGAATACAGGCATATCCGTTGGAGAAGAGTTCTTTGGTCCTGGGATTGGTGCTGGAGCAACTATTGTCAGTATTGGATCTTCCTTTAGATTCTTTATCGGAAATTCTGATGGAACCAATATAATCACTGGAGTTGCAAATACATCGGTTCTTTCTATTGGAGATACAATCAGAGAGTTAATTACTGAGACTGGGTTTGGAACTATCACATCAATTGGCATCAACTCTATTACTGTTGACAATAATGTTCCAGTTGGTGTTGGAAGCACATATTATTCAGAAAATCTTGGAATTGCTATTTCAATGTCAACTGTTGCAACTGCAACAACATCTAGACAAACATTTACTTCTGGAATCACAACTGATATTTTACCTTCTAACCTATTTGCTATTAGAATTGATAATAACAATATTAAATTAGCGACTAAAAAAGACTTTGCCATTGCTGGAATTGGGATTATTCCCACAACAACGGGATCTGGAAATAACCACCTAATTGATACTACCAAAAAACTTGAAAAATCATTAATTATTCTTGATGGTGTCGTACAGAGTCCTGTTGCAAGAACTCTCGTTGAATATGAACTTCAGGAAAATATTGGAATTTCTAAGACATTCTTCCCACTTTCTGGTATTTCGACTCTCACGCCAGATTACATTTTAAAAATTGATAATGAGTTAATGAATATTAACAATGTTGGAATTGGAACAAGTTCAGACGGTCCAATTACTGGTTTTGGAACTTTTGGTCTTGTAAATGTTGAGAGAGCATATATTGGAACAAATGCAGAAGAACATGCAGATGGATCTACAGTAATTCTTCATAGAGGATCTTACAATATCGTAGAAAGTACTATTCATTTTGTTGATCCACCAAAAGGTGCTGGTGCTGACTTCATTCTTGATAATAGAAATCTTGAATATACAAGATCAAATTTCAATGGAAGAGTATTCTTAAGATTGGATTATACATCCAATGAAATTTATGATGATGTTTCTCCAAGTTTTACCGGAATTGCTCAAACATTCTCACTAACTATTGGTGGTGGAAACTATCCAACTGGTTTAGACACTTCTGGTGGCAGTGGTGTTCTATTCATTAATGGAATTCACCAAGGACAAACAACTGATAATAATCCATCAAATGTTTATTCAATTTTTGAATCATCAGGAGATGTAAAACTTGAATTTAGTGGAGTAAAACTTCTTAGTGGCGACCAATTTATTAGTGAAAATGATCCTATATTGAATCAATTGCCAAATGGAGGAACAATTGTTTCGTTTGCAAGTTCTGGTGGCATTGGAATTGCCCCCCCAGTTGCAGCTTCAGTAATCGCATCTATTGGTGTCGGTGGAACAATTACAGGAGTTGTGGGTGTTGACACTGTAGGAACATATACCACAATTACAAACTTTGAATATGATAATATCAGCGGAATTGCAACTGTTACAACTGATGGCCCTCATGGATTGGAATATTCTGAATTTGTAAGTTTGAAAGATATTGAACTTGAGTGTACAAAAGGATATGACAACCTAGTTGGCATTTCAACTCTTGATTATGATCATTTTTCTGGAATTATGACTGTCACAACGACTTCAGATCATTATCTGAACAAGGATATGAGAGTCAGATTTGATGATTTGAATTTTGAATGCTCTAAAGGATCTTTTGATTCGACTTATTCTATTTTTGATGCTGTTTATGATGAGACGACTGGAACTTTAAATGTAACCACATCAACAGCACATGATCTTAATGTTGGCATGTCAATCAGACTATCAGATCTTGAATTCTCATGTGCTGCGGCTCATGCAGGTGTGACTACAACCATTTTCCCCGATGGTACAAATGGAAGAATATTTAATGAGGTAACTTCTGTTGTAAGTGATAATGAATTTGTTGTAAATGTTGGGGTTTCAACTATTGCACACACATATCAAAGCGGTGGACTAGTTGAAGTTGGAATCACGACAACAATATTCCCAAGTGATCTTGGTGTTCAAAGAGCTATATCTGGTGCTGCATATACGGAGTCAACTGGTGGTCTTGTAATTACTACTAGAAGAAATCACAATTTCTCAAATGGGGATATTGTAAGACTTTCAGGACTTGAATTCTCATGTGCTGCACCTCACGCTGGTGTTACCACGACTATTTTCCCAGATACAATCATTGATGAATTTGAAATTCTAAATGTTTATGATCCAACTTCTTTTGAAATTAATGTTGGCATCTCCACGATTGCACATACATTTGTAACTGCAAATAGACGTGGACATGTAATGAATGTCAAGTATACTGACAGTTATCTTGTTGAATCTGTAGTTGGCCCAACAACATTTGTAACTAATGTTCTTCCAGTTGGATTTGCACACACTTATATTGGTGGGGGAACTGTAGAGACTGGATTTACTACAACCAGATTTCCAGATCCTAGGGGAATCCCATTTGCAATTTCCAATTTTGAATATGATAAGACCACTGGATTTGCAACTATCACAACCAAGAAAAATCATAGTGGTATTTCAATTGACGATCAGATTAATCTTTCTGGAATTGCTTTTACATGTCCTGGCGGATCTGGAATTACTACCACAATTTTCCCAGATGGAACTCAGGGTAACACCTTTAAGGTATTTGATGTTCCCGCACCAAATCAAATCATTACCAATGTTGGCATTTCAACCATTGATCACATTTATGATGATCATGGAATTGTCTTTGGTGTTAAGTATGCTAATCCATATCCAATTAAAACCATTATTTCAGATAATCAATTCCAAATTGATGTGTTTAAGGTTGGATTTGCACATACTTATATTCCAAGTAGAAGAAAGGGTGTTCCTAGCGGTGAAGTCGCTCAATTCTATCAGGGACTAACATTTGGTTCTGGTTATTTTGGTTCTGCAGAAGTGGAGGTAATTGAAGAAGGTCATACAGGTGCAGCAGCAACGATTACGGCAACTATTGGTATTGGTGGAACATTATCATTTAATGTAATTGGTCCAGGATCTGGATACACAAATCCAACCATTAATGTTTCTGATCCCAGTTATTCAAATCTACCAATCGAGGGTGTTTTCAGAACTGGCATTGGAAGTACAACTGATACTGGAAAGGGTCTGACAGTTAGTGTTATTCCATCATCTGGAACTACTTCAGGAATTGGATCAACAGTCTTTGTTGTTAAAAACTTCAGTCTAAGTTCTAAAGGATTCTCATTCAAAAAAGGCGATATATTCCGACCAGTTGGAATTGTAACTGCAACTGGTATTGGAACTGCATATGAAGAATTTGTAATTGAAGTTCTTGAAGTCTTTAATGATGAATTTTCATCCTGGAATTTTGGTCAAATTGACTATATTGATTCTATTAGGAGTCTTCAAGATGGAGTTAGAACAAGATTCCCACTAAACTTAAATGGCAATCCATTAAGTTTCCAAAAAGATCCAACAGATCAAAGATCTGTGGAGATTGATTTGGATGCAGTTCTTCTACTCTTTGTTAATGGCGTTGTTCAGATTCCCAAAAAAGATTACTTCTTTGAAGGTGGAACTAGTTTCAACTTTAACTTTACTTCTCCTCCAGGACCAGAAGACAACATTTCAATTTACTTCTATAGAGGCACTAGAGGTGTTGATAGTGATATCGTAACAGTTTTTGAAACTCTTAAACCGGGAGATAATGTACAACTTCTAAAATATGATCCAAATGACACTCCAACACAGAAAGAGAGAACAATCTTCTCAATTATAGATTCTAGTGAAGTTGAAACAAACGTATATCGTGATAGAGGAATTGATGATGTTCTATTCCGCCCAATCAACTTGACAAGACAAAAGAGAGACTTGTTTATCTCTGAACAACCAGAATATAAAGTTAGAGATTCTCTAGAATCTCAAATTATGCCGGTTGGTAAAGTGATTGGAGATTTTGGTGTATCTGATACGGAAATTTTCTTGGATGATTCAAGATTCTTCCAATATGAAGAGGATGCTGATGGATCAAATCTTGGAGAAATTGTTTGTGATGCTTTAATTGTAGATTATAATGAACCAATTTCAGCTTCTGTTTCTGCAACAGTTTCAGAATTGGGTACAATTTCATCACTTACAATTAATGATGGCGGTTCAGGATACACTGATGGTAGTGTTTCAATCGCAATTGCAGCACCACCTAGAGTTGATAATGAAAAGTTTGGAATCATTGGTGTAGGAACCACTGCAACAGCGACAGCAAGCGCCACAAACGGCATTGTGACCTCTGTAACTCTTGATAACCCTGGACTAGGGTATACAAATACAAACCCACCACAGGTCATTGTAGAGGTCCCTCAGGCATCGACTGATTTTCTTACAGAGACTCCTGTGATTGTTGGATATTCTGGAATTATTACTGGAATTTCAACAACCACTGGATCTGGTGGGCATCCACTAGCAATTCAGTTCCAAGTCGATTTAAGCAATTCTGGTTCTGTTTCTCTGTTCCCAAATCTTCTAGAAGGTTATCCAATTCTAGTAAAAGATACTATTGTTGGTTCTGGAGTAACCTCAGTGAATAATTCAGATTCTGAAATCATTGGTATTAGCACAACAAATGTTGATAACATCTACATTTTACATGGTTATACAATTGAAGGATCTACTGGAATCATGACTTGTAATATTAAGTCAGATACTGTTGGCATTGCATCAACAACTGGACCCGACATTGGTCAATTCTCTTGGGGTAAGTTGAGTGGATTCCAAAGATCCACTGATCCAATTTCATTGACTGTTACAGGAAAAACTTTTGATGTTGGATTGTCAACATATCCATCTGTAACCAGAAGGGGTGTTGGTTTGAGAAATACTGGAAACATTTCTAAGAAAGTTTTCCTATAACTTAAAGCATAAATAAAAAAAATAAATGTAGATAGTAATGGCGGCTATTGTAACAGACCAATTTAGAATATTAAATGTCAATAACTTCATTGAATCTGTAGAAGACCCTAACAATTCTTACTATATTTTTGCATCTCTTCCAAATCCAACTTTAACAGTTGGATATGGAAGAACTTTTGATTGGAATACAAATACTGTTGGGCCGCCAAGTCCAATTGATAATTTCAACTATAGCAATCATGTTTATGATACGATGCTGTTTGGTAGAAAAATTACCGCAGCAAATATTCGTAGAGTTATTAGAAGGGTAGATTGGCAACAAGGTAACGTTTATGAAAGATATCGTCACGATTACAGCATAAATCGTCTTTCTCCTACAACTGGTGCGACAAGACTTTATGATGCACGATATTATGTTATGAACTCTGACTACAGGGTTTATATTTGTATCGAAAATGGTTCAACACCATCAAACCCTGCAGGTAATGCATCTCAGGATGAACCAACATTTACAGATCTTGAACCAACTAAAGCTGGAGAAAGTGGTGATGGGTACATTTGGAAATATCTATTCACTGTAAGTCCATCCGACATTATTAAATTCGACTCTACCGAATATATTACTCTTCCCTCAAATTGGGATACATCAACAGATCCCCAAATTGAAAGTGTTCGTAATAATGGAAACTCTGATATCAACCAAAATCAATTAAAATCAGTTTCTATTGAAAAATCTGGATTTGGTTATGGTCTTGGTCTTGATGCCGAATTAGATATTTTGGGTGATGGTACTGGTGGAAAAGTCGTTGTATCGACAGATAGTAGTGGAAGAATTGTAAACGCTCAAATATCTGCTGGTGGAAAGGGATACAGTTATGGAATCGTAGATCTTGGCCCAGTTCAAAGTGGAAGTTTGACTGAGTTTGCAGAACTTATTCCAATCATTCCACCATCAAAAGGTCATGGATATGATTTGTATAAAGAACTTGGAGCAGAAAAAGTCCTTACTTATGCACGTTTTGATGACTCAACGAAAAATTTTCCAACTGATACACAATTTGCTCAGGTTGGAATTCTGAAGAATCCTACATCATTTGGATCAACTGAGACATTTACTTCAAATGATTTTTCTGCTACAGGTGCTATTAAAGTAACTAATGTTAGTGGAAATTTGGTTGTTGGAGATACGATTAAGCAGATTGTTGGTACAACAACTGCTATTGGATATGTTGCTTCTTTTGATGAAGAAACTAACGTAATCAAATATATTCAAGATCGTTCACTGTATTTCAATAAAACTACTGGGACTCAGCGTGACTACATTGGGGTCACATCAGAATCAAGATATGTAAATTTTGAATCAACATCTGAATCTATTACATCTGATAGTGGATTCTCCGCTTCTGTTGATACTGGATTTAGTGGAATTACAACAACTACACTTGATGCAACCATTAATTTGGGAGTAAATTTTGTAGATGGTATCGCAAGTCCCCAGATAAATAAAAGATCAGGAGAGATAATTTATCTTGACAATAGACCAACAATTGCAAGAAATTCTCGCCAAAAAGAAGATATTAAAGTAGTCTTGGAATTCTGAACCAATGCCACAAAAAACTAATTTAAACGTCACTCCATATTATGACGACTTTAATCCTGAAGACAACTTTTACAAAGTTTTGTTCAAACCAGGATTTCCGGTTCAAGCTAGAGAATTAAATAATCTTCAATCAATCTTACAAAATCAGATTGAGAACTTTGGCGATCATTTCTTCAAAGATGGTTCTGTCGTAATTCCTGGTGGAGTTACTTATGATAGTGAATATTATTCAGTAAAGATAAATCCAGATTACTTAGGTATTTCAGTATCAGCATATATTGACAATTTTATTGGAAAAATTATTAAGGGACAAACAACTCAAGTCACTGCGAATGTTATAAATATTCTTTCCGCAGAAGACTCTGATGATGGGCAGTTAACACTTTATATCAAATATTTAAATTCAAATAGTGATGGTGAATTTGTAACATTTGATAATAGTGAATTATTACTTGCCGACGAAGATGTTACCTATGGAAACACGACTATTAATTCTGGTTCATCTTTTGCTCAGGTAGTTTCTCAAGATGCAACTTCAATTGGATCAGCAGTATCCATTGCTGATGGTGTTTATTTTGTTCGTGGTTTTTTTGTAAACGTTTATAAACAAACTCTAATTCTAGATCAATATAGTAATAGCCCATCGTATAGAGTTGGTCTCAACATTATTGAAAGAACAGTCAATTCAAGTGAAGACTCAAATCTTTTTGATAATGCAAGAGGTTTTAATAATTTTTCAGCTCCTGGAGCAGATCGATTTGAATTTGAACTAGAGTTAATTAAAAAGGATATTGATGATATTGACGATCGTTCATTCATTGAAATTCTTAGACTTGTTGATGGAAGAACAGAAAAGGCAGAACAAAAGACACAATATAATATTATAAAAGATTATTTTGCACAGAGAACTTTTGATGAATCTGGAAACTATACTGTTGTTCCATTTTCATTAAATCTCAATGAGTGTCTCAATGATGAACAGGGTAATGATGGCATTTTTGATGAGACACAAACTACTAGACAAGGAAATATTCCATCAGATGATTTATTTTGCCTCACTGTCGGACCAGGAAAGGCATATGTAAATGGTTATGATGTTCAAGTAGCTGGATCTCGTATTTTAGATATTCCCAAACCCAGAGATACTGAAAACGTTGAAAATTCTCTGGTGCCATTTGATCTTGGAAGTAATCTCAAGATCAACAATGTTTTTGGCACACCAGTAATTGGATTGAATAGAGATTCAACTTATGCAATTAATCTCTATGATCAAAGAAAGAATAGCAATACTGCAGGAACTGGAGAGAAAATTGGAGAAGCGAGAGTATACTCATTTGCAGTAACTGATGCATCTTATGATGGTGATGAGACTGAATGGGATCTTCGTTTGTTTGATATTCAAACATATACTGAAATTACCCTAAATGAGTCTTATGAATTTTCTAAAGGTACATATTTTAAAGGATTGAGTAGTGGAGCTTCTGGATATGCTGCAGAAGCATTTGTAAGTGGAAATAAAGTAAAACTACATCAGACTTCTGGAGTATTTTTAAATGGTGAGCAAATTTCCATTGATGGTGTTACAGAATTTCCAAGAACAATTAAAGATATTAGAGCATATAGTATAAATGATATAAAGTCTGTATATCAAGATGCATCTTCTCTCGGACTAACATCAGACTTTGCTGCAGATGTTGTTCTTACAAGTAGAGTTGCCTCGGGATTTAATGTCACTGATAAAATTACGATTACAAGTGGTGGAACAGTAACTTCTGCTGGCAAAAAGTTCACTGGAATTTCCACAAATACAATTATCAGATATCAAAATACAGAAGATGGATATGCTGATGAAGTCTATAATAGGGTAACTAATGTTTCTGCTGATGGTAGCAGCATGACAGTTGTTACTACTCCAGATGTTTCTGGAATTAGTACTGGATTATTACCAACAACAACAATTAACGTAGATTTTAGAGTTGGTGCAACAGACTTTTCATTTGGAAATAGTGGAGGATCTCTCTTTATACCACTTAATAATCCAAATATTAGTACAATTGATCTATCAAGTGCAAATCTCCCAGTTTACAGTCAGCTAGATGGACTTTCCACTAATGCAAATGGAGAACTAACTGTCAATGTTAGTTCTGTCGGAATCTCTAGTGCATTATTTGATAATTTTGATGCTGAAAGATATTCAATTCACTATTCTGATGGATCTATTGAAGATTTAACCTCTGATCAATTCAATATTACCAGTGATGGTACTGAAATTACATTTACAGGTCTTACTCCAAGTGAATCAAATATTGTTCTAATTTCCACTGCAAAGAAAAGAGGATTAAGATCTAAAATTAAACAATATACCAGAAGCACGAAACTTGTAGTTGATAAATCCAAAAATAGGTCATCTGGAGTTACAACAAATACAGCTAACGGTCTTGATTTCAATTCATTCTATGGATTAAGAGTTGAAGATGAGGAAATTTCCCTAAATGTTCCTGATGTTGCAAATATTGTAGCAATTTATGAATCAACTACAAGTTCTGATCCTGTTTTGGACAGACTAACATTTGAAACGGGTTTAGGACTAAATGTAAATTCAATTCTTGGTGAGTATATTAAAGGACCAAATAACTCAGCTCTTGCACAAATTGTAACTCGTTCTTCTCCAACAGAGATTGAAATTGTTTATTTGAATGATCAGAGATTTGCAATCGGTGAGCAAATAACATTCCAAGAATCTGGTATTATTGGAACAATTCAAGCAATCACAAATGGTCAGTATGCTGATAGAACTGATGACTATGTTCTTGATGCTGGACAAAGACCGGACATATATGATTATTCCAGAATTGTTAGGAACGATGGTATAAAAGTTCCTAGTAAGAGACTTTTGGTAATTTATAATCATTATACAATTTTAAGTACAGATGAAGGAGATGCATTCACTGTTCTTTCATATGATGCTGAGAGATATAAGAAAGATATTCCTACAATTTTCTATCCAAATACAATCAACCAGTTTAGTTTCGTAAGAGCAACTGATACCATCGACTTTAGACCAAGAGTTTCTCCATTCTCTGGAACTACAAGTTCTCCATTTGATTATGATTCCAGAGATTTTTCAAATATTGGATCAACAACAAATCTAATTCCAAAGGCTAATGAGAGCACAATCATTGGTTATGATTATTATCTACCAAGAATGGATAGGGTAATTCTAACAAAAGAGGGTGTATTTAAAGTAATTACCGGAACTTCTTCGCCACAACCACAACCCCCAACAATTGTTGAAGATTCAATGACTCTTGCGACAATTGATTGTCCTCCATACTTATATGATGTTAATAATGCAGTGATAACTCTTATCGATAATAAGAGATATACAATGAGAGACATTGGTGCAATTGAAGATAGAGTTAAAAATCTTGAAGAGGTTTCATCTCTATCAATGCTTGAAAATGAGACTAGAACTCTACAGATTCAAGATGCCGATGGTCTCAGCAGATTCAAAACTGGTTTCTTTGCTGATGATTTCAAAAATGAAGATCTTCTTGATACTACATCTACAACTTGTGTTGTGGATCCAGGAATTAAACAACTGTCTGTTCCATCCAGTAGAATTACAGTAACTCCACAATTAGCTCCAGAAACTGAAGAACCTGCTTCTACAATTGATCTCTCAACAAATTATCCACTTCTAGATCCAAATCTACAAAAAACTGGAAATGTGGTTAGTTTGATATATCAAGAATCTGAATACGTTAAGCAAGCTTTTGCCACTAGAACTGAAAATGTAAACCCATTTAACATCATTGATTTTATTGGGACAATAACATTAGAACCCTCAACTGATACATGGGTCACAAATAGAACTGAATCTAGAACAGAAACAATTCAAAGGTTTAGAACTATTAACAATAGAAGTCAAAATGTAGTTAATAGATTTGTTGTTGGAAGACCTCAGGGAAGACCAACAAGTATGAGTACTCAGACAACAAGGTCCTCCGAAACTACATCTACAACTTCAAGTGCAATTACAAATGTAAGCACTGATATTGATGTTCAAGAAGCTCAAGATCAGTTTATTAGAAGTCGAAATGTTGCATTCTATGCAGAGGGACTCAAACCATTTACAAGATATTATCCATTTTTTGATGCATCAAGAAGAATTGATGTTATTCCAAAACTTATTGAAATTGAAAATGTAACTGGTTCTTTCAGAGTTGGTGAAACTGTTGAAGGTTACCTTTCAAATAATGGTAGGTTATCTACAAGAATTGTTGCATTTAGACTTTGTAGACCTGATCATAAAACTGGAAATCATCTAAATCCAGAAAGCACATTTGATGTAAGTCCATATAATATCAATCTATCTTTGGCAAGTACAAGAACATATAACACTTCATCTACGTTCTTGAATGTGGATATTGCCTCAATGGGACTGAGCCAACAAGGTCTTTTCTTTGGAAGGATTCAATCAAGAATTATTTTAGTTGGAAGAACGAGTGGTGCTCAGGCAACCGTAAGTCAAGTTCGTTTAGTTACTGATAGTATTGGTAGTGTATATGGATCAATCTTCTTCAGAAATCCAAGTGATAGACCCAGATTCAATACTGGTACAAGAGTATTTAAATTAACAAATGATCCAAATGATTCTGTATCCCTTCCTGGTTCACTGAAGCATAGTGAAGCAGAATCTGCATATACTGCTACTGGAACGACTAGAAGAACAACATTAACAACAACACAAACTCGACTTACAACAACAACGAATAATACTGTAACTACAGTTACAAATACCAATACATTCAGATTCCAAACACTTCCACCACCACAGGTTATTATTAGGAATCAAATTGTAGAGAGAACTGTTGTTCGTCAACCTCAAATTATTAGAACAATTGAAACAAGAGAAATTAGAACAAGAGAAGTAGAAAGAGTTATTGAGAGAGAAGTTGAAAGGAGAGATCCTTTGGCTCAAACTTTCTTAACTGATAAAAAAGGTGCATTTATTACTTCTGTTGACATTTACATGGCAACAAAAGATCCAACAGCACCTTTAACAGTTGAGATTAGAACTGTTGAACTTGGTACTCCCACACTCATTCTTGCCTCTAGAGAAGCTCAAGTAGTTCTTTCACCAAATCAAATTAATGTCTCAGATGATGCTAGTGTTGCAACAAGAGTAACTTTCCCAGCACCAATTCCAGTTCTCCCAGAGACTGAATATGCAATTGTTCTTCTTGCTCCAACAAGTGATAAGTACAATGCTTGGATTGCAAAACTGGGTGAAAGGACTGTAAATACTCAAGAACTTTCAGGTCCAGAATCTGTCATATATTCTAGACAGTATGGTGCAGGTTCTCTATTTAAGTCACAAAATGGTTCTACTTGGACACCAACTCAATTTGAGGATATGAAGTTCCAGGTGAACAAGTGTGAGTTCTTGGCAGATAGTGGTACTGCAACTTTCTATAACCCAGATATTAGTTATAATTCTGGTATTCTACCAAAACTTCCAACAAATCCAATTAAGACACTTCCAAGACAACTTGAAATTGGTATTACTACGGTAACTCAGACAACTATGCAGGAAATTCTAACTCCTGGTAGAAAGGTTGGATCTGGAACAACCGTAACTGGATTTATTGGTAATGTTGGTGGACCAATCTCAAATCTAAATGTAAATATTGCTGGAATTGGTTATTCAACTGGAACTTATAGTGGTGTTTCACTCTTCTCTCTCAGTGGCAATGGATCTGGAGCTGTAGGTGTAGTAACTGTTGCCTCTGGTGGAGTTACTCAGATTTCAATCACTGAACCAGGAAATGGATACATCGTTGGAGATACTTTGGGAATCACTACAAGTGATGTTACCAAAGGTGCAAAGGCACAAATCTCAGTTTCAAACATTTCTGGATATGACAAACTTTATTTAACGAATGTTAAGGGAGAACAATTCTCTGTTGGCAATCCTCTCGTTTATTATGATGATACTTCAACTGCCGTCTCTCTCGGTTCTACAAACGTATTGAGTTCTACTTTATCTGATGAGGTTTACTCTGGAAACGTAATTGAAGTATTGCATCCAAATCATGGAATGAGATCTATTAACAATTTGGTTGAAATTCATGATGTCCAACCAACAAGAACTCCAACAAAACTATCTACAAATATCAACTCAACTGTAACGACAGTTTCTGTTGCGGATACATCAATCTTTGCTACATTCCAAGGTGTCTCAACTTCATCTGGATATGCAATTGTTGGTAAAGAAGTAATGTTCTACGATAGTATTGGAAGTGGAACTCTTGGCATTTCCACAAGAGGTGCTGAAGGAACTTCTGCAACTCGACATTCAATTAATGATCTAATTTATCCTTATGAGTTCAATGGCATCTCCCTAACACAAATTAATAAAACTCATGAAATGCCATCAAATGTGACTTTACAGAATAATAAAACCATTGACACTTATTATCTACAAATTGATCGTGGAAATAGAAAAACTGGTGATAATCAATTGAGTTTTGATAGTGAACTTATTTCTGGTGGTTCTGATGTTTGGGCTTCTGGAAATATCCAGTTTGATAGACTCACCCCAAGACTTGATATTGTCACACCTAGAGAAACTTCAATTGAAACTCGTATCAGAACAATCACGGGAACAAGTGCTGGTGGAAATGAACCATCTTTTGTAGATACTGGATTTGTTGTGACAGAACCAACTGGAACAATTCTATATCCAGCTCCAAGAATGATTGCGTCAAAAGTAAATGAAGACGAAAGTCTAGAAAGTCTACCAAGAAATAAATCATTTACAATTGAAGTTGATCTAAGAACTGATGATGGAAATTATTCTCCATTCATATATCTTGATAACTGTGCTGTTGACTTAGATAGGAGTAGATTGAATAGTCCAATTCAAGATTATGCTACTGACTCAAGAGTTAACACCACAAATCAAGATCCACATGCTGCAATTTATGTTTCTCGTAGAGTTGATTTGAAGAATCCTGCAACTTCAATCAAACTTCTAACATCTGCATACGTTGATCTGACTTCTGATATTAGAGCTCTATATAAGATATTCCCAGTGGATTCTGGAAATACTGAACAATCATTCATTCTGTTCCCAGGATATGATAACTTAACTGATACAGATGCTGATGGATTTGGAGATTTGGTCATTGATCCTGCCAATAATTCTGGTAGACCTGATCAACAAGTGATTGCAAATGGCGATAATGTCTTTAGAGAATATCAGTTTACTGCAGATAATCTCCCACCATTTACAGCATATCAGGTAAAAATTGTCTTTAGTGGAACAAACGAAGCCTTCGCTCCTCGTTTGAATGATCTAAGAACTCTGGCACTGGCATAATTATGAATTATAAAAGAATAGAGCAGGATCACGATTATGTTCGTGATCCTGAAACAAATGCTGTAATTAATACTAATGATCAAGCATATGAAAATTACATAAAGTCAAGAAAACTGCGAAATAGTAGGAGAAGAGAAATTGAAGAATTGAAGAGTGAGATTGATGAAATAAAGGATATGTTAAAGTCTCTTATTGATAATAATAAATAGTCATATAGACTCCCGTTGGCACCTCAAAAATGGCTGTATATGTCCACAATATCACAATTCAACAGGGTGCAACTTTTAATTTGACATTTGAGGTTGAGGGCACTCAAACAAATGCACCTAAAGATTTAACGGGTTATTCCTCATCTTCACAATTAAGAAAGACTTATAGTAGTTCATCTGCTGTATCTTTTGCATCAACAATTACTGATCCAATTGAAGGTGCCGTTAAAATTTCTATGGCTTCAACAGTGACTTCTTCACTGAAACCAGGAAGATATGTTTATGATGTCAAAATTGAAAATCCATTAGAAATTGTCAGAGTTGTAGAAGGTACAGCACTAGTTAGACCGGAGGTAACTAAGTCATGAGCGTAAAGATAAAGGTATCCCCATCCAGGACTAATACTGTCAGAATTGGTCAAACAAATGCAGTCAGAACACTCAAGTCTGATCGTGTTGCATACTTAAGGGAACTATTGGATGTTGATTTAGATGGAGTTACTGATGGTTCTATTCTAATTTATGAACCAGTTACAAATAAGTTTGTTGCAACAAATACTTTAACTGCGGGGACAGAATATAACTTTGACATTGATGGAGGTGAATTCTGATGGCATCTCCAACTACAAGACAAGAACTTATAGATTACTGTTTGAGAAGACTGGGTGCTCCAGTTCTTGAAATTAATGTTGACGATGATCAGATTGATGATCTGGTTGATGATGCAATTCAATATTTTCAGGAACGTCATTATGATGGTTCTGAGAGAATGTATTTAAAATATCAAATCACGCAAGAGGATATTGATAGAGGAAAAGCAGGTGGTTCTGGTGGGGTTGGGATTGTAACAACCACTGGAACATCAACAATTGCTGGTGCAGCTACAACGTTTAGTTTTTATGAAAACTCAAACTATATTAAAGTTCCTGATCAAATTTTAGGAATCAATAAAATTTTCAAGTTTGATACTAATTCAATTTCTGGTGGAATGTTTAGTATCAAATATCAACTATTCCTAAATGATTTGTACTATTTCAGTAGTGTTGATCTATTACATTATTCAATGGTAAAAACATACCTAGAAGATATTGATTTTCTCTTAACTACTGATAAGCAAATTAGATTCACAAAGAGGCAGGGAAGATTATATCTGGATATTGATTGGGCGGCACAAACTCCAAATGATTTTATGGTAATTGATTGTACAAGAGCTTTGAATCCAGGAGATTTCCCCAAAATATATAATGATAGTTGGTTAAAGAGATATCTAACCTCAATGATTAAAAAACAATGGGGGGCAAATATGATGAAATTCAGTGGAACTAAACTTCCTGGTGGAATTGAACTAAATGGTAGACAGTATTATGAAGATGCGGTTGCAGAATTGAGAGATATTGAGGATAAGATGCAATCAACTTATGAACTGCCACCAATGGATATGATAGGATAATGGCACTCAATCCCTTCTTTCTACAAGGATCTTCTAGTGAGCAGTTTTTACTGCAAGATCTTATTAATGAGCAATTGAAAATCTATGGAATAGATGTATATTACATCCCAAGGAAGATTATTGGGACAGAATCAATTTCCAAAGAAGTTACTATGTCCAAACTTGATGATAACTTTATCATTGAGGCCTATCTTGATAATTATGAAGGGTATGGTGCCAATTCTGATATTATGTCAAAGTTTGGTATTCAATTGACAAATGAGATATCTCTTACAATATCAAAAGAAAAGTTTGAAGTTCTTATTGAACCTTTTTTAGAAGATTATAAAACTTTGGATAATGGTGAAATCATAGTTTCTGCCAGACCAAGAGAAGGGGACGTAATATTTTTTCCATTAGGAGAAAGACTTTTTGAGATTAAGCGTGTAGAGCATGAAAAACCATTTTATCAGTTAGGAAAAAATTACGTTTATACATTATCTTGCGAACTTCTTAGACTTGAAGATGAAATTATTGATACTTCTGTTGAGGCAATTGATTCTGTAGTAGAGGATACTGGTTATATTACAGCACTATCACTAGTTGGTGTTGCATCTACCGCAAGTGCTATTGCAGTACTCGCAGAAACAGGATCTGTAAGAAAGATTGGTCTAATTAACGATGGATATGATTATAGATCAACACCAACCGTAGCAATTTCAACATCTCCAGTTGGTGTTGCAAGTGCAAATGCAACGGCAGTCGCAATTAGAAGTGATAGATCGATTTATGATGTTCTAATTACAAACTCTGGATTTGGTTATTCTACAACTCCAACGGTAACTTTCTCTGGAGGTGGAGGATCTGGAGCAGCTGCAACTGCAATTCTTGGTGATGGATCAATTCAATATATTAGTATTGCAAATACTGGAGCACTATATGTGGTTGCACCCACTATTACAATTAGTGGACCATCCACAACGGCAGCAGGATCTTCCGCAACTGCAACTGCAACTATTGGTGCTGGTGGATCTGTTACATCAATTCTTATGAGCAATGCGGGATTTGGATATACTCAGGTTCCAAATATTGGAATTGGATCTGCACCGCAGGTTGGAATTGGAACTTTCTTAAGTAACGAAACCATTACTGGAAGTCTTTCTGGAGCAACTGCTAGAGTTAAAAAGTATAGTGCTGACACAAATGTATTAGAGGTTTATATAAATAGTGGTAGTTTTACTCCTGGTGAAACGATTACTGGTTCAGAATCAAATGCGGTTCATGTGTTGAGTGCATATGATTCTGACCCTGGTTTAAGAATTCCATTTTCTCAAAATCAAGAAATTGAGGATTTGGCTGATGACATATTAGATTTTTCAGAATCAAATCCTTTTGGTACATACTGATGTTAGGAACTTATTACTATCACGAAGTTATAAGAAAGACAATTGTTGCTTTTGGAACTTTGTTTAATAATATTCATGTTAAACATACGAGTAATGACAGTAATACTATAAGCGATATTGAAGTTCCTTTAGCATATGCTCCACAGCAAAAGTTTTTAGCAAAACTAGAGCAACAGGAACAGTTAAGTAAACCAGTTGCAATGACGTTGCCAAGAATGTCATTTGAGATGACAGGCATTTCTTATGATCCATCAAGAAAGTCAAATGTTACTAAAACCTTTAAGGCTCTAGATGGTGAAGAACTAAAAAAAGTATATCTTCCAGTACCATATAACATTAATTTTGAATTGTCAATATATTCAAAATTAAACGATGATGCACTACAAATCATTGAACAGATTTTACCATATTTTCAACCATCTTTCAAGATCACAATAGACTTAATAAGTGCAATTGGTGAGAAAAGAGATGTGCCAATAACTTTGAATAACATTTCTATGAGAGATGATTATGAAGGAAATTTCACAACTAGAAGAGCATTAATTTATACATTAAACTTTACAGCAAATACATATCTATTTGGTCCTATTGCGGATTCAACAGAGGGACTAATTCGTAAAGTTCAAGTTGATTACTATAGCAGCACAGATGTGCAAAATGCTAAGAGAGAAGTTAGATATACTGCAGTTCCAGATCCGATCGATGCTGATCCCGGCGATGATTTTGGTTTCACTGAAACCTATGAATATTTTGCCGATGGCAAAAACTATAGTATCGCTCAAGGTCAGGATTTGTAATCTATTATGTCTAAATCATTCGATAAAATCAGTTCTTCACTTAACACTGAAACTGAAATCATAGATGTTTCTGCAACAGAGACATCAAAAGAAATTATAAATGATGATTCAGATTCTCTAGGGGATTTGATTGAACAAATTAAAAAAGATTATGATTACACTAGAGCAAATTTGTATTCTTTGATTGAGAAAGGTCAAGAAAGTCTTAATGGGATTATGGAATTAGCTCAGGAATCTGATTCCCCAAGAGCATATGAAGTTGCAGGTCAAATTATGAAAAACGTCGCAGATACTGCAGATAAATTAATTGATCTCCAGAAAAAGATGAAGGAACTTAATAAAGAAGAAGAACAGGGCCCAAAGAGAGTTACTAACAATGCTCTATTTGTTGGATCCACTGCAGAACTTGCCAAATTCCTGAAAAGTCAGAAGTAAAATTCATAAATATAAAAGAAGCAATACCCACCAAATACAATGAATGAAGATCTTCGGGATTGGTTTGGAAAAGGTGGAAAAGGTGGTGTTGGTGGTGGCGGATGGGACCGTTATAACACCAAAGGTGAACGAATTGGAAAATGTGCCCGTGAACCCGGAGAACCTAAACCAAAATGCCTCTCTAAAGAAAAAGCAGCAAAAATGTCTAAGGACGAAATTGCCGCTTCGGTAAGGAGAAAAAGAAAAGCAGATCCAGTAGCTGACAGAAAAGGTAAAGGGGGAAAACCAAAGATGGTATCCAATAAAATTGGAGAACAATCTCAACCAGATTATGGAAAGTTTGATCGCAGAGTAAATGCTGCAAGAGCGACTAAAAATAAAGATTTAAAGATCAAACTATTGAAGAGTGCGATTCCCCTTCGCCCCGAAAACATAAAGGATGAGTATGGTGGAGAAAAGAGATTTTGTCCTCTATGTGGTAAAGAAGAGACTAGATCTGAATGCTCTTATGGTCCAAAAATGTGGGACAAATTTAGCATCGCCACTGTACATCCAGCAAACGAAGAATTAACTACAATGAACTATACCGAAAACGATCTTTTTATTGATCTATCGAATCTTTGTTTTGAAAATAATATCTTTGAAACAGAAGAGGAAACTTATTATTTTGTAGAATCTATTATTCAGCAAGAATTAATTTATATCTTTCTAGAAGATCTTGCAGAAGAGTTAAACATTAATATCTCAGATTACCTTGTTGAAGGTCTTGTTGGAAATGTCATTAAAGGAATCAAAGGCGGATATGGAGCAGCAAGAGGTATCATTAACGCATTGAGTAAGTCTGGTAGGGCAAAGGCTGGAGTAAAAGCGGGATCTGCTCTTGGTAAAAAACCAGAGAGTGCTGTTAAAGGTGCTGCAGCTTCACAATCAATTAGATCTGCAAGAAAAGCACAAAGAGCAGCAACTAAAGGACCAAAACCAGATGTTGCAAATCGTTATTTACAAGCACTTCAATCAAAAAGAGCTGCCAGAGGTCTTCCACCCGCTGGCGGAACATCTGCAGGAACACCAAAAGCAATTCGTTCAAGAGCACAAGTTAAAGCAAAAAAATCTGAACTATCCCAAAAGGGCAAGGATGCTCAGCAGTGGCAAAGGTATCAAGGATCTGCAAGGAAGGAAGTTGAAAGAACTCGTCAAGCACCAAAACCTGAATGGGATAGGCCAAAATTACCCGCTGCTAAAACTCAGAAACCCAAACGTGGGTCTGGACTAACTGATACTGTAAGGGCAACAGGAGATGTTGGTCCATATAAAGGTCTAGAAAAATACAAACCAACTTCAACTGCACCCACTAAAAAACCAAAAGGTGCTGGTGTAACCGCTGCTGCTGGAACTGCTGCTGCAGCATCTAAGACTAAGGATCAAAAACCTTCAACAAAATCATCTGCTAGTTCTAGTATTGGTAAGTACAATACTATGGATCCTAGTGGTAAGGTTAGAAGTCGCCTAAAGGTTGGAGAAAAGAAAGTTGGTGAAAAAAAGGTTGGTACTCAAGCACAAAATTTTGACAAATCATTTTCTGCAGCAAGAAAGGCTGGAAAATCTGAATTTGAGTGGAAAGGTAAAAAGTATACAACCAAATTGAAAGAAGATCATAAAGAGGTTGCAAGTGGTAAAAAAATAGATGATGAAGGATATATGGCTCGTACAGAGTTAGATAAGATTGAAAAGGCAGTTGGTGAACTTCGTGGTGTGATTAAGTCACCTAAAATGCAACTTCCTGCATGGGTCCAATCAAAAATTACTAAAGCTGTTGATTATCTGGATACTGCTGCAGATTATCTTCAAACTGATGAAGTAAGTGAAGAAAAGGATCCTTGTTGGAAAGGATATAAGCAAGTTGGAATGAAGAAGAAGGGAAATAAAATGGTTCCTAACTGCGTTCCAGAGGGACTTGAAGAAAGATTTGAAAGAATTAACACTACTGGAAAAACATATAGAGTTTTCTTCATCTTTAGAGGAAAGTATGATTCAGTCCAGTTCTTCTTCCCAACATCAAAGAGGCCAAGTAAAGAAGAAGTAGTAATTCAATTGAGAAAGATTTATCCAGATGCAAATTTGGTCAATTATATTGAAAGAGATCGTGAGCCAAATGCACCGTTAATTCAAGTTGAAGGTGCGACAACATTTAATAAGTTTTTGGAGAATGTTCAAAGTGGTCCACTACTTCCTGGAGAGGGGAGAAAAGTCTACCCAAAGGATAAGGCCCCAAAGCCAACTGGGGCAAAACTTCCGTTGGCAAGTAGAGGAAAAGGTGGGAGTCCTTATGAACCATATACTGGACCAGAAAAAAAAGGACCTTATGTTCCAGCACCCCAAAGACCAAAACCACAAATGGCATCTTATGAACCAGAAGGTGACTTAGTTGATGAAAATCTTATAGATACTGTTAAAAACTTTGTTGGATTGGCAAAAGATAGGGATCGAAAGGTTTCTGAAAAAACTCCAATGGGAAAAGCGGTAACTGGTCTTCAAAAAAGAAGGCAGGAAACTGATAAGTATCTAAAGATGCTAAGAAATGACTATCAAATGGAAGATTGGCAAAAAGTCAATCGTAAAGATAAAACTGATGGTTTAAGTCAAAAGGCAGTAAATGCATATCGTAGTGAGAATCCCGGTTCAAAATTACAAACTGCTGTAACTGAAAAAAAGCCTACTGGCAAAAGGGCTGAACGTCGTAAGTCCTTTTGCCGACGTATGTCTGGGATGAAGTCAAAACTTACTTCTGCAAAAACTGCTAGGGATCCAGATAGTAGAATCAATAAAGCTCTTCGTCGTTGGAACTGTAACTAATGAAATCATTCAAACAATTTTTATCCGAAAGCGTCACCATTCAGGGAGACTTCACTGGTAACATGTATATCGGTGGGTCTTCTCAAGAACCTCGACAGGTTGGTGAGAACTACGTTGCAGATGTAATGTGGAATGGGTCACTATATAGAATGGAACTTACTTGTGAAGGTATGCCGTCCAATAAAGAGTTGTCTGAACAACTTCAAAGTGAATATCCTGGTGCAATTGTCCACAACATTTATCCAGTACAGGAAGGATCTGTAAATATTACAAGAACTAAAAGATACCACCCCTCAAAACTAGATTGGGTTTGATTTATGGCTCAGTGGAATAAGACTACACAAGACTTCTTAAATCAAGAGAGAAGTCTCTTTGAGGTATATAATATCGCAGATCACTGGGGAAATCAGACTGATTGGAGACCTCAGTTTTCTGACAATAATAGACTAAAGGTTGCTCCCTTCCAAACAGTTTTCTTCAATACCTTTCAGTATGGTAAGGAGACTGATGTTTGGGATGAGAGCTTAGTTGGTGTTGCAACTGCTACTCATAATCCTGCTTCCAGTAATGTTGTTATGGAAGTTGGCTCTACTGCTGGTAGTAAGGTTATCAGGCAAACCAAACAGGTAATGAGATACATTCCTGGTAGACCAGCAACTCTCGCATTTGCAATTCGTCTAGAAGCACCACAAGTCGGTATTCGCAGAAGATTCGGATTGTTTAATGAGACTGATGGTGCTTACTTTGAGGATGATGGAGGCACATATTCTTATGTAATTCGCAGCAGTACATCTGGTATCACTACAGAAACAAGAGTAACCAGAGACAACTGGAACGGTGAAAAGTTTGATGGTAATGGATACACTGGTGTAACTGCTGATGCTACAAAACAGCAGATGATTTCCATTAACTATGAATGGTATGGTGCAGGTGGTGTAACATTTAATTGGTTAATGAAAAATGAGACTATTGTTAGCCATGAATTTGAGAACTCAAATGTCAATGATTTAGTTTGGTGTAGAAGTCCATTCCTTCCAATTCGTTGTGAGATTGAGAATGTAACTGGTGTTGCTGGAACTCATTATCTTTATCAGGGCTCTAACTCTCTTATCCAAGAAGGTGAGCCAGAAAAACTTGGTGCTTTGTTGAGTATCTCAAATGACATCACTGG